GCTGGGGCGATCCAGCGCACCCGTCGATTGTCTCCCAGTCTGACGCGATCGTGAAGCAAATCAGCGCGCTGCCGTGGCTTGCTGAGTCCCCGGTCGTCCTCGAAGAGCTCGGTTATTCGGGCTCGCAGATCGCGCGCCTGATGTCGGACAAGCGCCGCGCGGAAGCGTCCGGTCTCCTTGATCGACTGTCCGCGGCTGATGCCGATGCCGCAGACGCGCCTGCTGCGACCGAAGAGAAGTAGAGATCGTGAGGAGGCGGCGTGCATATCCACGACGTGCAGCAGCTCGCGCGGACGCAGAACCGCGCGGGCGATGTTGCTGAGCGCCGGATGCGGGCGCTGTGGAAGCGCCTGCCTATCGATGATCTCGGGACGCTTGAGGACGCTCTGTATCAGCTGTATCCGCGCCTCGTTGAGGAATCAGCTGAGGTCGCGTCGTCGGCGGCGCTCGAGTGGTACGAGAAGCAGCGCGAGGCCGAGGGCGTCGCGAAGGCGTACTCCCCCGTGATGCCGGCCGGTCTCGTCGATGAGAACGAAGCGGCGAAGATCGTCGGGGCGGCGATCCGGGATCTGCGCGAGGGTACAGGACGAGCGAGAGTGCTCGCGAGGCTCACTGACGGCGCCCGCAAGCTGATCTCTGACGCCGGCCGCGCGACCACGCAGCACGCGGCCGAGCGTGATCCGAACAAGCCCCGATACGCTCGAGTGCCGACCGGAGCGGAGACGTGCGCCTGGTGCATGCTCTGGGCCTCTCGGGGTTTCGTCTATAAGAGCGAGGAAACCGCGCAGTTCAAGCGCTCACACTTCAAGTGCGACTGCCAAATCGTCCCCTCGTGGGACGCTCATCCGCGCGTCCGGGGATACGATCACACACAGTACGAACGAATGTACCAGCAGGCGGTCGATGACCTCGCTGATGAAGGCACGCGCACAGACGACATCAAGAGGATCACCGCGCGTATGCGCGAGCTGTTCCCCGACCAGCTCACAGACGGGCACACTCCAAAACGGGTCTCCAACGACGGCACTCTTCAACGTCATGTGATCGACCAGGACCGGGTCAGCGCCCGCACGGTTCTTCGGGAGCGTGGGTTCACACCGGGATCCGCGCACAGAATCCCGCCCCGGGAGATGACGCAAGCGCCAAAGTCGTGGCCAGAGGAATTTCCCCCGCTTCGTGCGAGGGAGTGGCGTCATACCCTTTATGGGCGAGAAGGCTCAGGAGGGCACCTGGCGGGCTATGGGTGGAGATTCGGGAGAACCGAATTTCCGCCGGATTGGACTGCAGACGACATCCTGCAGGCGGGCGCTCAAGTGCTGCGAGAGAAGGGCATCCTAGAGGGCGTCAGCGTCGCGTCTGCCACTGGTCAAGTCAATGGGGTAGAGATTCGCGTCGCATATAGAAATGATGCGAAGGGACGTCGCATAAAAACTATCACTCCACTTGGAAAACGTCTATAATGCGCATATGGAGGTTAACGCCGTAGAGCAGTTTGTACGTGACGCTATCACAGAGCTTGACGCACTGGGTGCCCGTACCGAGGTGGATTTTCTGCGCATGATGCTTGAATGCGACGGCCCCGACGTCGACGGCGCAGTCTCGTCACTCGTCAAATACGGAGCCGTCACGGCCACATGGATTGAGCGGCTCGCAGCGATCAACGAGAAAGCAGCGGGGTTCTTTGATGAAGAACTCGCAGAACTACGCGAGGGCATCTCCACCACCGAGGCCCCAGCAGCTTAACCCAACACCATCACCAATCTCCCCCGTACCGAACGCGGTGCGGGGTTTTGTTATGCCCGATTCCGCAAAGGCATCGGGAACCACGCTCTCCGCAAAGGAAGGTAAACCAATGGAAAACACCACCGATCAGGAGGCCACGGACGGCGCGCAGGCACCGACCGAAACCTCCCCCGCCGCCGCTGATGCGGCCGTCCAGGACACCGACCGCGCCGAAGCCGCAGAGACCTCGCAGGAGGCCACGCAGGACGAGGCCGCTGAGGACTGGAAGGCCCACGCCCGCACGTGGGAACGCCGAGCTAAGGCCGACCATAAGCAGCTCGAAGCGCTCACAGAGGCGATCAACGGCAAGGACATCACCATCGAGGAACTGCGCTCTCAGGTCGCAGCCCTCGAAGCGCAGGCGCACCGAGCAAAGCTGATCGCCGCCGCCGCCTCCGAGTACGGCGTCCCCGCCGACCTCATCCACGGCGACACAGAGGACGAGATTAAGCAGATCGCGCAGCGACTCGCAGACTGGCGAGGCGCCACGGCCACCCCGGCCGTGCCCGCGCTCGCGGATTCGGGTGCTGGTGTTTTCCCGCCTCGCGCGTCGTCTCTGTCTCTGGATGAGCAGATTGCGGCGGCTCAGAGCGCTGGCGATTTCAAGCTGTCGGCGCGTCTCAAGGCGGTCAAGCTCGCGGGCCTGACCACCGACAACATCAACTGACATTCATTCCCCTTCTCTTGACAGGAGATTCCGTATGCCCGGTATTACCGAGATGGCAACCACGTACAATTGTCCGAATTACGTCGGCGAGCTCTTCGCCGCGTCCCCGGAGGACACGCCCCTGCTGTCCTCGATTGGTGGTCTGACTGGCGGCGAGTCTGTCGAGTCGACGACTTTCGGCTGGCAGGTCGCGGACCTGCGTGACGCCGCCGACAATCGTCAGCGCGTCGAGGGCGCGGACGCGACGGCTTTCGAGACCCGTACTCGCACCAACGTTGAGAACGTCCTGGAAATCCACCAGGAAGCTGTGTCTGTTTCGTACACGAAGATGGGCGCACGTCGCCAGTACGGCCCGTCCGGCACGGCTGTGCAGCTGGGGTCGACGACGCTGCCCGCTGACGAGCTCGCCGAGCAGCTGCAGGCGCAGATCAAGCAGATCGCCCGAGACGTCGAAAAGACGTTCATCACCGGAACGTTCGCGAAGCCGACCACGAACGCGCAGCCGCGCAAGACGCGCGGCCTGCTGCAGGCCATCACAACCAACGTCGCGACGACCACGCACAAGGCCAGCGAGCTGACCGCAGACGACGTCCTCGACCTCATTCAGAAGGTCTGGGACGGCGGCGGAGTCCAGGAGACAGAGACCCGCACGATCATTGTCAACTCGACGCTCAAGCGTGCCCTCACCCGTCTGTTCGTCAAGGACGGCTTCAAGCAGGAAGATCGCAACGTCGGCGGTGTCAACCTCAAGATGCTGGAGACCGATTTCGGCTCCTTCAACATCATGCTCAACCGCTACATGCCTGCGACGAAGCTCGCGGTCGTCTCCCTCGAGCAGCTCGCGCCAGCGTTCCTCGAGGTGCCCGGCAAGGGCAACTTCTTCGCGGAGCCCCTCGCCAAGACCGGCGCGTCCGAGAAGGTCCAGCTGTACGGCGAAATCGGCCTCAAGTACGGCAACGAGAAGGCGCACGGCGTCCTGACGGTGGCGGCAGGCTGATCAGCATGGCAAAGAAGAAGATCGACATGGTAACGCTCCGCTGTGACGCGATCCCGACCCTGCTCATCACCAGCCCGCACGTCCAGTTCGAGGACGGCCTCGCGACCGTCCCGGCCGCTGACGCCGAGATCATCCTCGACGTCCTCGGTGACGACTTCGGCATCACCGGCGCGGACGGCGACCCGCAGCCCGAACCGGCACCCGAGGCGCCCGCTGACGCGGAGGACGCGCCCACCGACTAGCAGCTAGGAGGCTGAGCATGGCACCAGCAGCCGACCCGCTCGAAGTCAAGATGACAGCCTTCCGCATCCGCTACGGCCCCTCCGAGGAATCCCAAGTCGGCCAGCAGACCGTTGAAGCGGCACTTCCCCGAGCTGCGCGTATTGTCCGCGACGAGCTCGCCGCAGACGGGATCGACCTCGCCGCCGCGCTCGCGGACGGGTCGATCCGGCGTGACTCGTATGAGGACGTCGTCTGTGACATGGTGCGGTATGCGATCCGTCAGCAGGCTGATGGTTTCGCATATGGTGCGACGCAGTCGACGGTCACGGGCGGGCCGTATTCTCAGTCCTCGACGTTTAGCGCGCCGGTGGGGTCGATGAGCTTCACGCGGGTGCACAGGCGTCGGCTCGGGATTCATCTGACTCGATTCGCGTCGGTGCGGACGATTGGGGTGCGCTCATGATCTTCGGAGAACGTATCGCCCTGAAGGTCAGGCAGTCGGGGTTGCTCGACGAATTCAGAAACGAGCGGGCCGAATACGGCAGTGCGCAGACGCTGAATAACGTATTGGTCGCTCCGTCCTCGTCGCAGGATTTGGGGGCGGAGCGGCCAGACGGTGACGCGACGGTCATGACTTTCCATTTCCCTAAGACCTATATCGGGAGCTTGAAAGGCTGTCTGATCGGCTGGAAAGGGCAATGGTGGGAAGTGATCGGCGACCCGCAGCCGTACTCCAAGGAGTCGACGCCCGGCATGTGGAATCGGCCTGTGCAGGCAAGGCTGGTGAAGGGGTGACACAGGTGAAGATCAAGATCGAAAATGACGCCCTCCGGGCTTTGTCAACGCCGATGATTGAGTCCGCTGCAGAGCGGATCGCGACGGCGGCGGGCAAAGGCTTCGAGGCGTCTGTGCAGCAGGGCAAGACGAGGCCGCACGGCGTCGTCAAAGCTGCGACGTTCAAGGCACGCCGCGACAATGCCAGGCATAACACGCTCTTGAAGGCGCTGAATGCGGGGCGTGTATGACGTCGTCGACCGCCGCGCTGATCGCCTACTTGAAGCGGAAGTTTCCGGGCGTGCCGGTGTCGAACCGGGTGCCGAACGATCGACCCAAGAAGTTCATCACGGTCGACCGCACGGGAGGGCAGCGCACGCACCTGTGGGACTCCCCGATCTTCGCAGTCCAAACCTGGGCGCCGACCGAGGTTGAAGCGTCTGCGCTTGCTGACGATGTCGCTGACGCGGTCCTCGCCTGGCAGCTCGACCCAATCGTCGCGTACTCCGACGTTCGTTCGGTGTATGCCTTCCCGGACCCGGATGCCCGGGTTCCTCGTTTTCAACTGACGGTGAGCGCCTCCCTGGCGCTCACCTGAATCTTTACTCTTGACAGGAGATTCATATGGCAGATCATAATTCTGCGCTTGTTACTGCGGCTAAGCCGCAGAAGGGCGGAGCGTTTTTCGCAGCTCCGCTGGGCACCCCGATCCCCGCTGACGCGACGACCGCGCTCAACACTGCGTTCGTGAAGCTGGGCTACCTCTCGGAGGATGGCTTCGAGAACCCCATCGAGACCGAGTCCAGCGACATGAAGGCGTTTGGTGGCGACGTCGTCCTCACGCAGCAGACCGGGTACAAGGAGACGTACAAGACAAAGCTCCTGCAGGCGCTCGATCCTGACGTCCTGCGCGAGGTTTTCGGGCAGGAAAACGTGACGCAGCAGGGCGGCACGGACAAGCCGATCAGCGTGCGTCACAACTCCAAGATTCTGCCCCGACGCGTGTTCGTCTTCGAGGTGCTGCTCACGGGTGGCCTCGTCAAGCGGATCGTGATCCCCGAGGGGCAGATCACCGAGCGCGGCTCCACCGTGTACAAGGACGGCGAGGCTGTGGGGTACGAGGTGACCATCGCCGCGTACCCGTCCGCGAAGGTCGAGGGCGACTGCGCCCGCGAGTACATCGCTAAGGCTACGGCCT